CGAAGAGGCCATTGAGGATAACTTGTACGACAGCTTGTCTGCTCGTTACACCAAAGGTCTGGCCCGTGCTATGGCTTACACCAAGCAAGTTAAAGGCGCTGCTGTTATCAATAACGGCTTCTCTGCTAACTACACTGGTGGCGACGGCGTTTCTCTGTTCAGCACTGCTCACCCGCTGATTAACGGTGGAACCAACTCCAACCGTCCTTCCACCGCTGCTGACTTGAATGAAACTTCGTTGGAAAACGCTGTTATTCAGATCGCTGCTTGGACAGACGAGCGTGGCCTGTTGATCGCTGCTAAGCCTAAGAAGTTGATTATTCCTCCTGCATTGCAGTTCGTGGCTACCCGCCTGTTGGAAACCAGCCTCCGTGTTGGCACTACCGACAACGACATCAATGCTCTGAAGAATAACGGTTCTATCCCTGAGGGATACACACAGAACCACTTCTTGACCGACAACAATGGTTGGTATCTGACTACTGATGTACCTAACGGTATGAAGATGTTTGTCCGTACTCCGCTGGCTAACAGCATGGACGGCGACTTCGACACCGGTAACGTGCGTTACAAGTCCCGCGAGCGTTATTCGTTCGGCTGGTCTGATCCGTTGGGAGTCTACGGCTCTCCCGGTTCGTCCTAAAAAGACTGAAAAGGAGGCCTTGTGCCTCCTTTTCTTTTGGTGTATATTGAAGTCATTCCGGGAAACCCGGTGTATCAAACAGTCCCGGCTGACTGACATGCAAGATTGATACGCTACAACGCATGGAGATATTCTTATGGGATTCGCAACTCACCTTGGCCCTTGGTTGTTGGGCACTGTTAAAAATACAACTGGCACTACCGCAGGCACTATCCGCAATATGGGCGCTACGATTGTTTCTCAGTCGTATACCGCTGCTACAGCCACCATCTTGGCATCCCCTGCCGCAGTGCAGATGTTTACTCTGCCTGCTGGCGCAAAGATTCTTCGCTTTGACATTGAAGTTATTGTTGCTTTAACTGGCGCATCAAACTGCGGTGTCACTATTGGAACATCTGGAACTGCTAACTTCTACATGACTTCTGTCAATAGTGGAACTTCTGCTGTTCAGACTTCACCTGCGACTATTGCCGCTGCAACGCAAGCGGCTAAGACTAACAACGTAGGCGCTACAGACGCAATCATCTACGGTACGTTCACAGCAGCTACTGCTGACGCAACCGCAGGCTCAATTGTGGTTACTGTTGAGTACGTTGTCCGCGATTCTGACGGCTCTGCTAACCCTTCACAGGTTTAATTGATCTTGGGGGCTTCGGCCCCCTTTTAAAAGGAGATTGATTATGATGCAGACAGACGTAAAAAGCGGCGCGGCAGCAGCCAATGCAACCACTACCATTTTTGCTGGCCCAGCCCGTATCAAGGGTATATCCATCAGCTATTCAACGGGTGCAACGGTTGTTCTGAATGATGGCACAGCCGGTACAGCTATGTTTTCTTTTACCGCGCCAGCGGCTGCGGGTTCTATCTACATGATGTTCCCCGGAGAAGGCATTAGATGTAGTACTAATATTTCTGCCGTGGTATCTGCGACAACAACCGCAGTGGTGTTCTATGGCTAAAAAAACTCCCTCCCTTGCGATTGGTCGCGGTGAAAAATTACCTGCTTCCAAGGGGGCGGGTTTGACTGCCAAGGGCCGTGCCAAGTACAACGCAGCAACAGGAAGCAACTTGAAGGCTCCGCAACCACAAGGTGGCGCACGTAAGGATTCTTTCTGTGCCCGTATGTCTGGTATGCCCGGCCCAATGAAAGATGAAAAAGGTAAGCCTACCCGTAAGGCGGCTTCTTTAGCAAGATGGAAGTGTTGAGGTAATCATGGCAAAAATCGGCAAACGACCAACGGACGACCAATTGCTTGAAGGCGGCGGCGCGGGTGCGGGTATGGGCCGCTCTAACAACACTACGTTAATGCCCCGATTAAATAAGCCCGAAATAGAAGGATATACATACCGTTCTCCAAGCCAAACAAACGCTAGAAGCTTGCTTCCACATCCGCGTGAAAACGTGGTTGAATCGCAAAGAGCAGATATTGATCGTATTGGTCGAGGTCTTAATGCGTCTGGTAAAACAGAACGGGGTCGTCTTGCGCAGCAAGAGGCCGCAGGACGGGCAATTACACGCACAACAGGCAGAGCGGCAGGTGTAGGTGCTGCGGGAATTGCTGGCGCAGAAATTGGCGAAAGGATGCGGGATAATGACTCTGAAGATAAAAAAGACGACGAAACTCCTTCTCGCGCAGGCATGGGTGAAATCATGTCTGGTAAAGGCATGAAAAAAGGTGGGAGCGTTTCCAGTGCATCTAAACGTGCTGACGGCTGCGCAACTAAAGGCAAAACAAAGGGTAGGTTTGTCTAATGGACATCAACACAATTTGGTCTGCTGGCCTTTCAGCTTTGCTTGGCGGCTTTTGGTTTTTCATTCGTGAGAAGCTCGAAGATGTCAAACGAGTTGAGCGACTGCTCAACATAACCCGCGAGGAGATTGCCCGTGATTACACAACTAATGCAGAGGTTCAGAGAATTACTGACCACATTGACCAAAGGTTTAATCGCCTTGAAGCAAAAATTGACCAGCTTATTCAAGCGGGGAAGTGATGCCAAGCAGTAGTGCGAAGCAACACAGATTCATGGAAGCGGTGGCCCATAACCCAGCGTTTGCCAAGAAAGCAGAAGTTCCACAATCCGTGGGCAAAGATTTTTCAACTGCCGACAAAGGCAAAACTTTTAAAAGAGGTGGCGAGATGGCTACAAAGATGGATCCGAAAATGATGGCTGCTCTGATGGCTAAGAAAAAAGGCGCTGCTCCTCGCGCTACTATGCCTGCTCCCCCTGCCCCTAGTGGTGGTATGGGCGGTGGCATGGGCATGATGAAAAAAGGCGGCGGCGTCAAGAAGATGGCAACAGGCGGTCTAGCTGCGGCTCACAAAGCGGCTGATGGCGTTGCTACCAAAGGCAAAACCAAAGCGATGCAAGTTTCCATGTCTGGTAACAAAGGCATGAAAAAGGGCGGCAAAGTCTGCTAATTTAGGAGAACAACATGGCAACAAGCGCATTTGGTAAAGCATTCCGTGCAGCCCGCGATGCAGGCAATACAGAATTTGAATTTGGTGGGAAGAAGTACAACACCAAAATGAAGGGTGACTCCGCCCCTGCCAGTAAAGCATCTTCAAAAGTTGATATGGAAGCTTTAGAGGCTAAAGGTCTAACTAATCAAAAAACTCAGCAAGACGAAGAAGAGAAATCTTCAACTGGGCCAGATAGTGCGTCAAAAAACTTAGGCTCTGCTGTTGGATCACGAAAAGTTCAACCTGATTTTACGCTGGGTAAAACACCTACAAGTGAACAAGCTGCTGCAAATCGTGGGGCTGTTGCAGACGCGGTAAAAGAAGTTGCATCTGATGTTACGGATTATGCAAATAAACCTTTCCTATCTCCAATGATGCGTAAAGCGGAAGAAAATAAAGGCAAAACATACCGTGATTCAAGCGGTAAAGTTCAAACGGCGACGGGAATGAAACGTGGTGGCGCAGTCAAGAAGATGGCTTCAGGCGGTATGGCTTCCAGTCGCGGTGACGGTATTGCTCAGCGGGGTAAGACTCGCGGAAAGATGTGTTAAATCATGGGAAAAAATACTAAAGCGCCAGACGAGCCGGATGACGCATCCGCAGGTCGTAAGTTTGGCCCTAATGAACCCGGTATGCCTGAACAGTTGGGTAGTGGTATCAAGGTTGCCCCATTGCCTAATGCTACACCTGAAGCTGCGAAGAACTTAAAACCTAAGCCGCTGCCTAATGCTACTCCTGAGGGCGCGAAGAATCTGAAGATGCAGAAGTTGGCAAAAGGCGGTACGGCCTCTGCCCGTGGTGATGGTATTGCCCAGCGTGGTAAGACCAAGGGAACCTTCGTCATGTGTGGCGGCGGTATGGCTAAGGGTAAGCGATGATTGCAAGTCGTGGCATGGGCGACATCCGTGCTTCTAAGATGCCAAAGGCCAAGACGATCACCCGTAAGGATGATCCGAACAAGGTCGAGGTATACAAGAAGGGCGGAGAAGTCTGGGATAAACCCAACCCTGCCAAGAAGCATACAAAGCTGTCACCAGAGAAGAAGGCCAAAGCCAAGGCTGCGGCAAAAGCTGCTGGTCGCCCGTACCCAAACTTGATTGACAATATGAGGATGGCTAAATAATGGCCTATACGACTTCTACCAACGCGTTCAACCTCGATCTGAATGAGATGATCGAGGAAGCCTATGAGCGGGCGGGTTTAGAGGTTCGTACTGGCTATGAGTTTCGTACAGCACGCCGTTCATTGAACTTGCTCACCATCGAGTGGGCGAACCGTGGCATCAACTTGTGGACAGTGGAAGAAGGCGCGATCGCTATGGTTACCGGACAGCCGGTATACCCCCTTCCAGACGACACGATTGATCTGCTTGACCATGTCATTCGTCAGAATAACGGTACGGCTTCTACCCAGAGTGACATCAACATTACCCGCATCTCTGAGCCTACCTACTCCACCATCCCCAACAAACTCACGACTGGTCGTCCGATTCAAGTGTGGATCAACCGCCAGTCTGCCCAGACAAATGCAACATCTGTCACGCTGAGCAGCACAATCACCAGTACAGACACAACCATTGCAGTCAGCAGTACATCAGGGTTAACCACTACTGGGTTTATTAAGATTGACTCTGAGACCATTGGGTACACCAACGTGGACGGCAACAGCTTGATAAATTGCACCCGTGGACAAAACGGCACTACGGCAGCGGCGCACACATCCGGCGCGGCGATATATGTCCAGAACTTGCCCTGTATCAATGTCTGGCCTGCTCCCAACTCGGGCGGGGACTACACCTTTGTGTACTGGCGGCTGCGTCGCATCCACGATGCTGGAACCGGTGTGAACGTACAAGACATCCCATTCCGTCTGATCCCTTGCATGGTTGCAGGGCTGGCGTTCTATATTGGCTCAAAACGACCTGATGTTTCTCCTGATCGTGTGGCGTTCTTGAAAGCTGAGTACGAGCAGCAATGGCTGTTGGCGTCTCAGGAAGATCGTGAGAAATCTTCAGATCGGTTTGTCCCAAGGCAGTTGTTTTACTGAGGTGAATCATGCCCAGTAAATTTGCCTCAGGTAAGTATTCAATTGCTGAATGCGATAGGTGTGGTCAGCGATACAAGCTCAAAGAGCTGCGCAAGCAGGTTCTCAAGACCAAGATATACAACATCAAAATCTGCCAGTCCTGTTGGGATCCAGATCAGCCGCAGCTTCAGTTGGGTATGTATCCAGTCAGCGACCCGCAAGCGGTGCGAGAGCCAAGGCCGGATACGAGCTACCAAGTTTCTGGTGATCTAGCTGATGGATACAACGGAGGCGGCAGTCGGGTATTTCAGTGGGGCTGGAACCCGGTTGGTGGGTCTAGAGCGAACGATGCGGGGCTAACACCAAATAATTTGGTTTTAGCTG